ACTCCTATGCTGGCCAGGTAAAGTCTTGTCTAGGATCTTTACCCTCGCGATATAAATCGTCTCGTGTAAGTTGACGTTGCTCCTGGAACGATAGCGATATTGTAAGATCTGTAGGTGCGCCGTCCTTATGGAACATGTTACCATTATTGTTATAAGTTGCATTCATGCCAGTTAAATAAGAATCAAACAGTTTAGGCATATAAGGATTGATAGCTTTACCTTTCATAAATTTAATTCTAAAGAGTGCGGGATACCGTAATGCAAAATCTCCTTCCTTTTTAGCGTACATAAATTTACGGAAGGTATGTTCAATCTCTCTAATCATTCTAGCTTCTCGTGCGCTATTAGCTACCATCGTAAACGCCAGGTCAAATGTCCGTATAGTTGATCCTTCGAAGGTAAGTGTCGCTTGGTTATTAAGTGCGATACCTTTTTGTTCCAAGGTTTTAGCCGCGGCATTTATACTATCGTCTACACCTAGCTTATCAATAACAGCCTTACCGATAGCCAATGCTTCAGCATCTTGAACGTCAGCGCTTTTACCTGATTCCCCAGCAGCCATATTTTTCTGTATAGCATTAATTACTCCTAGATCAATGTTACCAAAGTTAGCACCATCGCCTAAAGCAAAGCCTTGTGGAATATACAGGTGAATTTTATGAGCACTTACCTCGACGCCCTTTCCTATGATCTCAAAAGAGACGTGAGCACCACCTTGTGTAACATCGGCTGCCAGAGTCTTTGGAAATGTAAGTATCATGTTACTTTTTCCTCTTATAAATAACTATTTAATATAATCTTATTTATAATGAATGGAAAGATAAATTATGGCTTATAAGGGAAAATACCAAATTAAGAATACTAGGAAATACCTTGGCGATCCTACAAAGGTAGTCTATCGATCGCTATGGGAAAGACAAGCATTTAAATGGTGTGAAAACAATCCGAGAGTTAAAAAGTGGAATAGCGAGGAGATCGTTATACCATACAAGTGTAAGACTGATGGTAAACTACATCGTTACTTTGTCGATCTTCTGGTTGAGCTAGACAATAGAGAAATTATACTTGTAGAAATTAAACCTAAGAAAGAAACAGTTGCTCCTAAAGAATCATCGCGTAAAACGAAAAGATATATTCGTGAGGTAATGACCTACGCTAAGAATACATCTAAGTGGACCGCGGCTGATCAATATGCTAAACACAAAGGTTGGAAGTTTCAGATATGGACGGAAGACACATTAAAGAATTTAGGCATAAAACTATTGAAGAGTTGATATAAATAGTTATATGGCTTCACTATTTGATACACTACAAGCAAATGCGTTTAGATCTGGAATCACAGCACGGACTCAAGAGTCTCAAAAATGGTTCCAGGATAATATAGAAAAGATGCAGACACCTAACCGTAGAGCATTATTAAAAGATGACGCCTTAGAACCTACATCTAAAATGCTTTATGGCAATATGTTTATGTACTTTTATGATCCTAAACATAAGAAGACCTTGCCGTATTACGATAGGTTCCCTTTAACGATTATGTTAGAGCCAACTAAAACTGGCTTCCAGGGTTTGAATCTACATTATTTAAGACCTGATATAAGGGCTGAATTTTTAGATCGATTAATGAAACTAGGCCCCAATAAGGTAGGTGATAAGTCGCGATTAATGAAACTAAAATATGATTTAATCTCTTCGACTAAAAAATATAAAGAATTTAGACCATGCTTTAAAAGTTATTTAAATGAGCATGTTCAATCAAAGATTGTAAGAGTACCAATGACAGAATGGGAAATAGCCATATTCTTACCAACCGAACAATTTAAGAAGTCTGGTAAGAGTAAAGTGTGGAAAGATTCAATTAGCATTGCGAGGAAAGGATGAACACTATAGACGATTTAAAAGCGGTCATCTCTAAAAAGAAAGGCTTAGCTAAAAATAATAAATTTGCTGTATCGTTTACGCCCCCGAATCAAAATTTAGTTAATATTGATAGGGAAACTGTAGTAGGTTCCTTAGCAACAGGTCGCAATGTTGGAGTAAAAGATTTCGTATATGATGGAAGAGACATATCAATTCTGTGTGATCAGGTAGAATTACCACCACGTTCAATCTCTACACTTGATTATCAGTCAGATAGACAAAGTAATAAGTTTCCATATACACACATCGATGGCGACGTCACAATGCATTTCATATTAACTAACGATTATTATATGAAAACATTATTTGACACGTGGATGTCGACAGTAATAGATGTTGATAATTATGATATTGGCTATAAGGACGATTATACCGCTGATATTGTAATTCAAGCATTAGATCAAGAAAACTTTCCAATATATGGCGTAAAACTTGAAAGGGCATATCCAATCGATATTAACATGATTGCTCTAAGTAACGCTGATGAAGAGTTTTCGCGATTAACAGTATCCATAGCGTATGATAAATATGTAGTGGAAGGACCAGTTAGTAGTACAAAATCTAGAATTAGCTCAATGGTACCGAATGACGTTAAGTCAAAATTGGAAAGTATTAAAGATAAATTACCTTCCAAGGTAACAGGAAGTAATAAAAAGTTAATTGGTGGTTTAGGTAGAAAAATTTAAATTATATTGAAATGATAGGAGTAGTAAATTATGGCTTTGCCAACGCTGAATAGTACCCGGTATTCAACAACAGTACCAAGTACAGGCCAGGAAATCGAATTTAGACCTTTCCTGGTTAAAGAAGAAAAGATCCTTATGGTTGCAATGGAATCGAAGGATCCTAAATTAATGATAAAAGGTTTGAAGGACATTTTAACAGCATGTGTATTTGACGATATAGATGTTGATAGACTTACCAATTTTGACTTAGAAGAATTATTCTTAAGACTAAGATCTAAATCGGTCGGCGAAAAAGTAAATGTTAATTTAAAATGTTCTGAATGTGGAGCAATGACGCCACAGGAAATAAACCTAGATGATGTTAAAACTGAAGGTATAACAGACAACAGGACTGTAATGATGACAGACACCGTTGGGATAGAGTTTGATTATCCTTCACTTGATTTAATATCTGGAATGGACTATAGCGAAGAAGATTTTACCACGGAAGAACAAGTAGCTATTACAATGAAGCTAATTAAATCGTGCATTAAGTCTATATTCGACGATGATAATGTATGGGACGTTAAAGACCAATCGGATAAAGAAATTGAATCATTCCTTGATGGTTTAAACGCGGCTCAATTTACAGCTATCACAGAGTATTTTGGAAATATACCAACATTAGCATATACAGTAAATTATAATTGTATTAAGTGTGGACATGCAAACGAAATTCAACTGAAAGGTATACAAAGTTTTTTTATCTAGCCCTTTCACATGATACATTGGTGAATCATTATAAAACTAATTTTGCAATGATGCAGCATCACAAATATAGCTTAACTGAATTAGATAATATGATACCATGGGAAAGGGAGATATATGTAGCACTCCTACAGCAATGGATCAGAGAAGAAAATGAAAGGGTAGCTGAACAGAATAGGAAAATGAAACGATGACGGAAGAAGTAAAAGAAGCTTTTCACCCAGCAGATACAAATGGAGATGGTAAAGTGTCAAAGGAAGAAGAGGCGTTATACCTCGAGTTTAGACGTAAAGAGTTAGAAGATGCAGATGCGATGCGAGATGCACAACGCAATATGACCTGGTTCGCACTAGGTGGCTTATTGCTATATCCATTCGCTGTTGTTATTGCATCATTAGCTGGTTTAGATCAGGCACAGAAAACACTTGGCGATATGGCACCTACTTATTTTGTAGCTGTTGCTGGTATCGTGGCAGCGTTTTTTGGTACACAAAACTTTGGGAAAAAGAAATAAATGGATCCGGTAGAAGCGTGGAACTCATTATCTTACTTTGATGGAGTATTATTCTCTATCTGGCTAGGTATCCTTTATTATGGCAAATGTTGGATCGATAGCAAATTTAAGGATTAGTTAAATGGCAGCCGACGACAGTCAAGAAGCACAACGCACATTCGAGCAAATGCTGAAGGAAATGCAAACGCAGAACAAGAATATTGTTAACTCAGCTAACTTGAATGTAGACGTTGGTAATAGGATTAAAAAACTAGAAGGCACCTTTGGGTTAAGTGCTGATACTAACTCTGCCCTTTTAAAAGAAGAGTTTGGGCGACTGCAAAAAATAATGGATGACCAGGTAGCACTACAAGAAGCTGGTTTACCATTTGACCAAGAATTATTAAAAACATCACAAGAGCAAGTGGAAGCTCTGAGCAAAGGTATTCAGTCTGAGGAGGATAGACGAGAGGCTGTAAAAAAGCAAGAAGAAGCTAACTCACTCTTAATGAAAATGTCTAACTCCTTCGATAAGGGTTTAGGCAAACTAAAAGAGACGGGTGGCTTCCTTGCTGGACTTGGCGCACTTGCGTTGTTAGCACTTGATCCTGAGACCTTTATCAAAGGCGTCAAGATGGTAATGGAAATCTTTGGTGATATATTCGAGGTTATAGGTGCTATTCTTACACTAGATCCTGCTAAAATTGCAACGGCAATTAAGGATAACTTTTCTTCCATAATGAAAGTATTCGCCGTTATAGCATTCTTTAAATTACCAAAAATCCTTAAAGGTGTATTCCTTTTAGTTAAAAACTTTCCTAAAATCGTAAGAGCATTCAAAACATTTGCTGTGTTCATGAAGTCACAATTTATTCCCAATACTATCACTACGCTTCGAAGTGCAGCCAGTTCTGTGGGCACTGCGTTTATGAAAATATTTAATGGATTAAAATCTGCCTTTATATTATTTAAAGGGTTTATGGTAACAACGTTTATACCGACTGTAGTGTCGACGCTAAAAGGTGCGGCTTCAGCTGTTGGTGCTGGATTCCTTAAAGCATTTAGCTTTTTAAGTACAGCATTCGGGGTATTCGGAACATTCATGAAGTTTACCCTAATACCTAGTTTGGTTGCTGGATTTGCTGCTATGAAATTAGCAATGGCTCCAATGTTAGCTGCACTTGGACCTATACTTGTACCAGTACTAGCAATTGCTGCAATACTTGGCGGATTAGCCTTAGGCTTAAAATTCATTAAAGAAAAAATGGGTTTTGAATCTATATTAGATGCTTTAAAATATAGCTTCTTGTTATTCGCTGATTTTATTTCCATGATCGTAAATGCTGTAACATTTATACCAAGAAAAATTATAGGCTTCTTAGGTAAAACTCTAGCTTGGATGCTAGGATTAGATTCATCTAAATTTGATGCGATATCAGACGGATTAAAGACCGATAGGGCTAAAGAGTTTAGAGAAAGAAAGCAAAAGGTTAAAGACGAGGTCGATGACCAAACAGCTGTCGACGACGCTGCTAAAAACTTTGAAGCTAATAATGCAGAAACAACTGAGGCGTATTCGGACATGACAGCCGAACAGCAACGAATGTTCTTAGAAGGTGTTCAAAGTGATGCTATAAAATCTGTCGAAGACGCTATAAGCGAAGCATCTCAAAATAAAATGAATGCACAATTAGATGCTGATGCTAATGCTGACATAGTAAAAGAAGAGCAAAAGAACCTTGATGAACTGATGAAAGCCGGAGGGTTTGATTCCTCAGACCTTGATTATATTATGGATACTCCAGAGCATTTATTAGATCAGTCTGAATTAGCAGTTAAAAGACAGCAAGAGAATGTAAAATACTTTAAAGATCAATTAGCTCAAAATAAAGCTGACGTTGAAAAATTTGATAAAGAGATAAATGATTTACAGAACGCTGCAGCTAAATCAAATGATGTGGTAGCACAGACAGAACAATTAGATGAAGTTAAAAGGCCGTCACCTGAAGAATTCCAAAAGGCGAGCTTTACAGAGAAGATGGATGTACTTGGTGAGGAGAAGAAGATACAAGACGAGGCAGAGCTTAAAGCGTTTCGAGAAAAGCTTGCCGCGCATAGATCTGGCCAAAAGGACTTTATTAAGGCGTTAAAGAATAAGGTGGAAAATCCAGGCGAGAAGCTGGCAGCAGCTGTTGAAGTAAATAATCCATTTGCTAAAATATTTGATGGCTTCAGCGGTGCGTTTAAAGAAGTAGGCGATGTGGTTGGTGAAAAAGTCAGCCAGGTTTATAAAGATAGTGGTCTGATGGATTTAGTCGATAAGACTATAGAACCACTTCAGCCATTTATTGATGATGTTAAATCAAAAGCTGCACCATTTATTGAAGAAGCTAAGGATATTTTCAACGGTGGTATTGATGCCATATTTGGTAAAGGCGAAGCAATTGTTCAAAAAGTAGAACCTACGACAGGTGAACAGATGATGGCCACATCAGCTGAAAACACATTAGCAGCAACTAATGCACCTGCTAAAGAAGTTAATGCCGTTACCCAAGTATCTAATGCTTCTTCAAATAATAGCAATAACGTATCTAATGTTAGTATAACACAAAAGCATGATACTCCTGCTACCT